ATAATTGAAATTTTTGACTTGTGGTGGGTTAATTCAAACATTGAAAATTTTTTCACGTTTATAACTTGTGTTAGATTAATTCAATAATTGAAATTTTTGACTTGTGTTAGATTAATTCAATAATTGAAATTTTTGATTTAAAAAAATTAAAAGTGATTTAAGGAAATTAATTAGACAATAATAAACATATTAACAATAAATTAAATTAATTTTTTATTTTTTCTATATTAATATGACTGAACTGACATTAGAGCAAGAAGCCAATGAAAAACATATTTCAATTGCAACACTCATAAGAGAAAAAGCCGAAGATTTTGAAGAATCAAACGAGCCGAAATTTCTTATGCCGCCTCAAGAAACTTACAATGACGAACAAGGATTTATTGATAAATGGAAAGAGCTTAATAAATTTAAATTGCAATCGTTAAAATTTATGCCTGATGATAATCAATTAAAAACCTTGATTAGATACGATATGTTATTGCAACAAGAAGCGGATGAACGGCTTAAAAATAAGATAGAATTATTAAAAAGCAAACGAACGAAAAAATAAATTTCTTTTTATATATTAATGTATCAAGGTATATTAATATTTATTATTGGTTATTGGTTAGGATGGAAAGTGGGTTTATATGGCGGTGAAAGACGTATTAATGAACAGCAAGAAATAAAAAGAAAACATATAAGCGAGTCAATGTATAATTAATTTTTTTTTCTATTTTAAAGTAATATGTATAAAACTATTAGACAATTTAATTTATTTTTAAATTCAAGGTCAAGAAACAGCGGGACAATTAGTGATTGTATTATTAAGCTTCCACCATCATTAGTTAATATTACAGATAAAGAAAAAATAAGATTAACGATGGTTGATTTTGTTTGCAATCATAGTCATTACAATATACAAACATATAATTCAAGTTTTAATGTAATTGAATTTAACCCTTCTAAAACATATACAATAACAATTCCTGATGGAAATTATACTATAAGCGAAATTAGTGCAATTATTAAGGGATTATTAAATGGCGAATCATCAAAAATTTGGAATATTTCTTATGATAGAAACATAAATAAATTAACTTTTTCATATTCAATAGGAGACCCAGTGCAAATTGATTTTAATATTGATAATACATGTGCTGAAATTCTTGGGTTTAACGAAGAAATATATTATTTTACAACAAATTTAACGAGTGTTAATGTTGCTTGTGTTTCATCTGAAGAAGCAATTTATGTTCGTTTTCCTAATTTGATGAGTTCTAATTTTGAAATAATTAACGATGGTGAAGTTAAAATAAGTGATGTATTATGCAAAATCCCTTTAAATACTATGCCGTTTAGTAATATTTTTTATAAAAATGATTCTTATTTAAGAAGTTATTCAATGATTATATCTGAAAGAAAAATTGAAGAATTTCATATTCGCTTAACAAATGAAAATGATGTTTTGTTAAATTTATCTCGTGAATGGACTTGTTGTTTATTAGTAGAAATTTTAGAAGAAAATACAATGGAAAATTTATTAAGTAGCTTTGACGATTATTTAAAATTTATTGTCTTGAACACCATGAAAAATAAAATCTCTTGAAGATTAATATAATGGGTTTATTTGATAGTATTGTTGACGGAATTGGAAACGTGATTAACCGCGCGGGAGATGCAATTGAATATGGAGCAAATAAAGTTGGGCAATGGCGTGATAATATAACAAGAGTTGGAGGACGATTGGTTGACCGAATGCCTTTTGGTATTGGTCGTTTTTTAATGGATAATACGCCGGTTGGAGATACATTAAGGAGAGTTGATGATTATGTAAATCGTGGAATAAATAAAGGACGAGAAATAGCAAGAAAAACAAGGAGATTAGGCGATGCAGTAAGGAGAAGGGATATTACAGATATTTGGAATAGAGGAAGAGAGATATATGATGAATTTGACTTTTTACAAAATGGAGGTCAAATGAATGCAATTTATAGACCTCCTGCAGTAAGACCAACACCAATGACTGAAATTGAAAAACGTTTAAAAGGATATCCTTCACAAAGTGATGGAAGTGGAGGCTTTATGCATGATTTGACCAGAGATAATTTACGGTAGAGGAGGTATTAATCCTGCTCACTCCATTAACGAAATATTAATCTCTTTGAATTAGAAATTTTTTTTTTATCTTTTTAATAATAATATAATATGCCTTATACGCCTCGTTGCTTTAATTACTTAATTAGTCATATCTTAAAAGATATTGAAATTCGCCCTACTCGTGCTGATGTTTGGGGAGGAGCTGGCGGAACTTTTTATGCAAATAGTGTTTTTGATATTCGTTTGCCCGATGCTGAAATTGTTGATTTACGAACAATGAAATTATTTTATACTATTAACGTTCCTGCTTCAGGAGCTCCAGCCTCTTATACCGTCTTGGGTCGTAATGCAGAAAGTGTTATTAATTCACTTTCATTACGCTCCCGCAGTGTTGATATTATCCCCAAAATTTTACATTACAATATGTTATTTAATCGTTTATTGGATTATACTTGCGATGAATCAGTTGAAAAAACCCAACGTGCTGTTTATAGCGGTGGTGGTTTTCCCCACTTAGTTGATAATGCTGTAATTGCTGAAAATCGTGCAATTTGTCAATGGATTGGTATTCCTTCTTATTGTGTTTCTACAAATCGTGGATTTTTAGAACAATTACAATTGCAATTTACATTATCTCCAATTCCTGAAGTTGTTGCTTCTATGCAAGCAGCAGGACGAACATATAATTTAACGGATGTTTATATGATGATTGATTGTATTCGTTTTAGTCCATTAGGAGAAGATTTAATGAAAAATGCTTTTGATTTATTAGCAGCAAATCAAACCATTCCAATGTTATCTTTCCGTGGTTATTCTTATTCAAGTCATGCAAGTGTTGTTGGTGCTGAAACCGCAATGAACATTCCGAATAATAGTGAATTATTAACAAGATTATTAATAATTCCAACTTCAACCACTTTCGACACTGATAATTCCACTTTAAATTCTTTAGGTTTATTAACTTCTCAAGTATCTCGTTCTACAAATTTAACATCGTATTATATTAAAATAGGGTCTCAAAATTATCCACCATCAGTAAAATTAGACCCTCGTTTATCATATTTTGAAACATTGAAATCATTTAACAAGCTAGAAGATGTAAGCACAGGAACATTATTAAATAATAGTATTGATTTTTCAAATGGAGGATGGCTTACTTCAAGTACTGCTGCTATTGCTTTAGCTGATTCCGTGACACTTGGTGTTGGTTCTGCTGCTGCTAATATTGGAACTTTATTTTATGGTTTACCATCAATTTATGCAAATATTTTTACTGCTTTACCAGCTGCTGGTGCATTAACGATTCTTCCAAGTGCTTATAATACTTATGCAACATATAAATTTTTAGCTTGTTATTCATTTGAATTAATTAGCGAACCAGAAGAAAAATTAATTTCAGGAAAAGCCCAAAAAGCAACATCCCCGATAATACAAGTTTTATATACGGGCGTGACAGCTATTGACCGAGTTAATATTTTTACTGAATTTCATTGCGTTTTAGAAATAACAGGAGGAGGAACTCAATTGCATTTTTAAAAGCTTGAATTTTTTTTTTATTTTCTATATTAATAATGAAAAAATATTATCGATTACGTCTAAACACTGCATTTGTTTTTGCGGGCGATGCAACCAATCCTCAATTTCAAATATATACAATTCCAAAATTATATAAACCAGAAATATTTGTGGAAGATTTTGGAATTGAATTATTAGAACCTTCTTGTTATCATAATTTTATAAATATTAGGTCAAATTTAATTCCAGAAGATTTAATTTCAAGCGATCGAAATGATAATTTTTTATGGAGTTATCCTATAAAATGCGAATATCAATATACAGCAGCGGGAGCTGCGAGCCATTATACATATCCTTATGCGGGTCTTTATCATAAAGAAATAACAAAAAACGATATTGGAATGAAAATAACAAATACTCAAATTTCATCATTAACATTTACTTTAGAATATCCAGAATATGATGTTGCTACTGGTTTGCATTCACAATTAATATTAAATACAGACTTTTTAAGAGATTGGCAAATTAATTTATTAATAGCAGATGAGATTCCAGATGTTTAAGCATTTAAAATTTTTTATTTTTTTTATATTAATATGTCAATTACTGTTGCTGATTTAGTAAAAGGAACAAACGCCTTAATAAACGTTTATAATAAATATCGTTTTAAATGTAAAAGAAGAATTTTTTATATTAACGAAATAGAAAAAAAGCAAGTTATTAATTTTTTGAAAGATAAAGGAAGCGTTATTATTGATTTAGATAACGATTTTACAACAATTTTTAATTTGAAAATTGAAGACCAGAATAAAAAGGAATATGATATTTTAATTAAACGAAAATATAAGGAAACAATGTTTTCTATTTTTTGTAGTTCAAGTAATAGAGTTATTTATATTTCTTCAAATAAAGAAACAATGAAAGCATTATTTAAACCAAAACGAATTAAATGGTTTTGCGCATCATCAATTTTTAAAACAACTCATACAACAATTCAAGAAGATTTATCAGAAATATTAGAAAGAAAAAAGACTAATTATAATAGTGAAGAAGATTTATTAAATAAGATTGATTTATATATTAATCATTAAACATTATTTTCATTTTTTTTATCCATAATAATTATTACTTTTTGATTCATTAATAAATTTGTTAAAATTGAAAATAACACTGATATTATTACTATTGAAACGAATTCAAAAGCATCCATTATAATAGAAATTAATTTATTAATTCTAAAAAGCATCCGAAGAAATAAAACACTGCATTATCAAAATTATTTATGTAAATTGTAATGAAATTTATCCCTGTTGTTCCTGATGATTGCACTAGTGTTGTTGCAACTGAATTTGGAATTATACAACCAACGCATTTTTTATAATAATTGTCTCCATTTAGTTTCTTTCCATAAAATCCACTACAGTATGAACTTAAACGAGCTTTATGAACGGTTGTAGAATTAATATGAAACCATATTTCTGGATTTGGTCGTTGTGTATAATCCTTTAAAATTACAAAACCAAAAAATAAGTCTTTTGTCCCCATATCCGTAGTAGAATGACAAGAAATTTTATATTGATATGCTTGATTATCTACTGTTGGAAATGTTAAAGCTGGGTAATATGCATAATGCATCCCAGAAACAGCAGCGGCATCAGCTCGATTTGCTCCATAATTATGGCATTGAGTATGTGGGTCGCACATGTCATAGCAATCACTAATAATAACGCTATGTGGATTTTCACATAAACTCCAACCCGAAATCCATAATTCATAATTAGTATGCCAATAACCAGTTTGTGTAGAAATTCTTATAAAATAGTGGTTATCATATTCATATCTATATGTTAAAACATCATTATAAGATAAATAAAATTGTATCCATTCCATATAAGGGGTTGTGCTTGTTTCTCCACCATAAGGAGCATACCAGCATGAATTAATATTTGTTGTATTACTACCAGCAGTGCATCTTGCAATCTGTAAATATCTTATAACATTTCTATCAGCATCACAAATCCCCGCAGTTATTGCCGAATTTCTATCACCGCAGAACGTTTGAAATAAAACAGAGCAATCACCATAAACATTATCAACGCAAAAACGAAAATATAAATATTTATTTGTCGCATTTGTCGCAAGCGTTGACCATGTATTAATAGCGGGATAATCCGGATTATCCAATCCGATCATCCAACGAGATGAACCAAATTTGTTAGTTATATAAGTTGTATCATAATTAGCATTAACAGTTTTATTAAAATAAATTCCAGTGTTAATACTATTAATATCATTTTCAAACCCTCCATAAAAATTCGCTTGTGGATATGAAAGAACGCTTGCCCAAGGTGTAAAAGCATTTTCATATATGTTATAAGGATACATATAAACACTCGATTTAATTAGACTTGTATATGTTAAATTCGTTATTGTTGCGGTGCTTGTTGAAATATCATTTAAAATTATTGAATTTGTATATATATTATTCCATTTAAAATCGTTTGAACCTAAATTAAAACAACTATCATATAAAGGAATTAAAGAACCAGAAACATTTTGACCGTATATATAAGAAGCATTCAAATTAACACAATTAATATTTTGAAATTTTAAATTTGCACTGCCTAAATTATAACAATTATCAATTGAAGGCATAATATTATTTGCACAAATATCACAGCAATATAATTTATTTAAATTTGTAATGTTATTTAAACTAAAATCAATACTCGAAATAGAATTGCTGAAATTTAAATTTGTTCCTTGAATTGTTGTTAAATTTGTTATGTCATTAAGGCTAAAATCAATATTACTAATACTTTTACTGAAATTTAAATTTGTTCCTGCAATTGTTGTTAAATTTGTAATATTATTTAAACTAAAATCAATACTTGAAATAGATTTGCTAAAATTTAAATTCGTTCCTTGTATTTCTGCTAAATTTGTTATATTATTTAAACTAAAATCAATACTCGAAATAGAATTGCTGAAATTTAAATTTGTTCCTGCAATTGTTGTTAAATTACTAATATTATTTAAACTAAAATCAATACTTGAAATAGATTTGCTAAAATTTAAATTCGTTCCTTGTATTTCTGCTAAATTTGTTATATTATTTAAACTAAAATCAATACTACTAATACTTTTATTGCAAGATAAATCATCGCATATTATACTTTTCGTATAAAAATTAAGCCATCTATAATCCGCGTCGCCTAAATTATAACAAATATCATTTTCTGGGATTATTTTTTGTTTTAATGTTAAGCTATTATTATAAATCACCATGCATTGATATCCTGCTAAATTTTGTAAAACAGTGCCTGCAATATAAGAAGAACCAATATAATTTAAATTTGTTATATCGTTAAAACTAAAATCAATACTTGAAATAGATTTGCTGAAATTTAAATTTGTTCCTCCTATTGTTCCAATATTTGTTAAATTATATGTTCCACAATTAATATGACTTGTTAAATTTGTTGTTGATAAATTAGTGGTGTTTATTGTTCCTACATTTGATAATGTATTTCCAGAACAATTAATATTTCCTAATAATTTAAATCCATTAATATTTGTTGAATATAAAGTCGTACAATTATTAATATCATTATTATTAATATTAAGGTTTGTTATTAATTTAGATATTGATAAATCAATTATATTTAATTGATTAACACCAGTAATATTATTATTTGATAAATCAAATGAACTATCAAAATAATTTACTTTTATAATATTAACTGATAAATCATTTGATAAGTATAACGAATTTACATATAAATTATCCCATTTAAAATTTGAGCTTCCCAAATTAAAACAAGAATCAATTGAAGGTAATACAGAACCAGAGACATTTAAAGAACTAATAATATTAGTTGAATAAATTGTATTTGCATATATTTTATCCCATTTAAAATTTGAGCTTCCCAAATTATAACATGAATCAATTAACGGAGAAATTGAAGAAGTGCAAATATCATTTGCTATTCTATTTACATATAATACATTCCATTTAAAATTTGAAGTTCCTAATTGCAATAAATTATTTATTGTTGGTGAAATATCACCACTACAATTTATATTAGTTGAATATAAAGTTGTTGTATAAATTTGATTCCATTTGAAAGAATTTGAGCCAAAATTAAAGCAATTATCAAATTCAGGCATTATATCAGTAGATAAATTATTAACATATAATTTATTCCATTTATAAGAATATGAGCCTAAATTAAAACATGAATCAATTAACGGCAGTATATTTCCAGAATGAAAAGAAGCATTAATAAAACTAACATCCAAATTAACGCAGCTTACATCATAAGAATTTAATTTATTAACTCCATTTATATTATTATTGCATAAATCAATATTACAAATAATTTTATTAAAACTCGCGTTAGTTGAATAAATTGTATTAACTTTATTTATATTATAATTACTTAAATCCATATTAGCACATATTTTTGTAAAATAACAATTTGTTCCCGTTAATGAATTAAATAAGGTTGTATTTGAATTTATAAAACTCGATGAAACATTTAAAATTTGCCCTAAACTTGCATTAATAATATTAACATTATTAATATTGTTATTATTCATATTTAAATTTGATTTAGCATAACCAAATATATTAATATTATTGCATGAAATATCGCCGCTTATATCTAAATTATCACCTGTTATCATTACTGCACTTACATCGCTTATATTATATATACTATTTCCATAAAAATCAAAATCGCTTCTAATTACACCATTAATAGATAAATCATAAATGGTTGTATTAGATAAATCTGTTTGGTCTGAAACTTTTAGAGTCTTTAACGACAAATTATCTATTATTATACTTCCACTAACATCAATATTATCGCAATAGATATGAGAATATTTATTTGTTGATGTTCCTATATCGCAATTTAAACCAGCTGGAGATAAACTATATGTATTTATATCGCAATTTATTAACATCGTATTATTTATAGTTATATTATCGCAATTAACAAAAGTTAAATTACTGCTATAACTCGTAAAATTAGAAGCAGTTAAAGTTTCAGTTGTAATTTCATTAGCATTAATAGTAATACTTCCAGTTCCATAATTATATAATTGTTCCATTGTATTAATATAATTTAGATTTTTTTATTTTCTATATTAATATGACTGAACAAGATGAGACCTGCGATGGGCTTAAGCCCATCGCTTTGCCCCCATCCCGCTACATTACATCTTCGCGGGATGAAATTGAAAGCATAATTGAAAACGTTGAAAATGCTACATTAGAAACAACAGAACCATCGCAAGATGTAAAAGAGACCATTGAAGCGAGTAAATATAACGATAATGATTATGAAGAAATTACCAAAATAGCCGGCCATAAAATACGAAAGAAAAAAGGAATTAAACCGCTTATTATGACAACAAAAGGGACAATAAGAGCATTAAATAAAGATGGAACAATAAGAAGAGAAAGAAAGGAATTAAGCCCAGCACAAATAGAAACATTACGAAAAGGCCGTGAGAAAAAACGATATATGGATGAAAGAATAAAAGAATTAGAAGAACAAAATAAACAATATGTAGAAATATTAAAAAGCAAAAAAACTAAAAAAACAAAGCCAAAAAAGGTTGAACCAATTGAAGAACCAAATGAAGAGCAAGAAGAGCAAGAAGATGAGGCAATTGAAGTAATAAGCGATAATGAACCGGAAGAAAAATCAAAACCAGTAAAAAAGCCAGTAAAAAGAGCAGTAAAAAAGCAAGTAAAACCAGCAATTTATGAAAATGAACAGCCAAATATTGAAGATATAGACATTGATATTTTAGAAAGGATTGTTAATGAAAAAAGGAAAAAACAAAAAATGCAAAGGATAGAAAATAATTTATTAGATAAAATGGAAGTTAAACGGTTTCAATGGTGATCTGCGATGGGCTAAGCCCATCGCTTTTCTCCTCATTGAGCTTCATTTCATATCCGCTCAATGGTGATATATTGAACGGGTTTGAAATTAATTTTATCAAAATTCTTATATAAGTTCATTCCATCTTTAATCATTAAGAAATTATATTTTTCGCTGAAAACGTCCTTACAAATTTCAAAAAAATCATCAAACGTTCTAAAGCATTCAATTTTTTCTTTATAAACTTCTTCTAATATTTCTTTATTACATTTAAATAGAATTGTATTTGGTATATTATCACGAAAGCTTTTAACAAGCCTTTTATAAGCCTGAGATATTACAATTATTGAAAGATGTTTATGGCGAAAATTAAAAAATAATTGCATCATTAAATGAGAGCCATTAATATATGCAATTGCATCATCAAAAATAAAGCAATTATATAATTGATGGGTTATTCCTTCTTTATCAGTATATTCCATTTCAAGGCTTTCAAATGCTTCATTAACGGTTTCGTCATTTATTTCATGATGTATTTTATCTTCTTCCAGTTTAAATTCATTATCAACACCAGAAGTAGGGCAGAAATAATGAATACAATTAAAGGCTTTATAATATTTTCGTTGTCTTCCTTTATCATGAAATAAACCATATAATAAATTTGATTTTCCAGAACCGCTTTGGCCGCATATATATAATAAAAATGAAGGCTGCGGCAGAATTGGATTAATACTTTTAATATATTTTGGTTTATCTTCTTCTATGGTTCTATAATGTCTTATTTTTAAATCACTCTTAACAATATCAATTTCTTTTTTTTCCATATATAATTAATATGGTGAAGAAAAAAAATAATAGAAAAAAGAAAACTGCAATGAAGCGAGAAGAAGTAAAACAAGCGGTTCAACAGCAACAAGAAGGCGATTTTATGTATAGATTTTATAACGGATTACTTCCAAAACAATATTATACGCAAAGTCCTTTTGAATCACAAATGGCAGATAGATTAAAAACATATGAAGATATTATGAGAAAGCAAGAAGAAAAAATAACTGAACAAAATACAGAAAATGAACTAATTAAAGAAAGAATGAAACGCACTGGAATAGAAAATGCAAATTTTCAACAAGCAATAATGCAAGAAATAAATAGAAGAAGCAGGCCATCTATTACGATGGAAGACGTACCAAGAGATAATAAATTAATAAAAATTATCTAACATAATATAATATGAATATCCCAGAAGAACAACTAAACGAAATTATTAAATTACGAGATGAAATTTATGAACATGAATTATCAATAACAAAAATGAAATATGAACATAATATTAACAAATCATATTTAGAAGAAATTGAAAAAGATACAAATGAAACAGGATTAATAGAAGCATTAGAAAAATTTCATATTATGCACGTAAATGAAATAAAAGAAGATATTAATAAAACTAAACTAAGAATTAAACAAATTATAGGATATTATAAGAAATAATTTATTTTTATTTTTTCTATATTAATGGATGAAAAAATTAATAAAATTCAAAAACAGTTATATTTTATGAATTATCAGAAAAATAACAAGGAGAAAATTAAAAAGTATAATAAGAAATATTATGAAAAAAACAGAGATATTATTAAGGAAAGAAGCAAAAAGCGTTATAATATGCTAAATGAAGCATTTAATAATAAATTAATTCTTCTTAAAATGATTTAAAGACAATTTTTTTATTTTATAAATTAATATGGAGACGAAACCAGCATTAACGAAGCAAACATTAACGCCAGAACAGAAATTAATTAATAAACGACTATCACAGGCAAAATATAGAAATTCACACCGTGATAAATATGCGGAATATATGAGAACATATAATAAAGAACATAAAGAAGAACAACAACAATATTATATTAAAAATAAAGAGAAGCTATTAACGCGAAATAAGAAAAGAAGAATTGCAAAAGAACAAGAAACAGCACTGAAAATAGAAGAATTAACAAAAGAAAGAGATGAATTATTAACTAAAATGAACATTAAAACGGCATTAATTACACCTCTACAAGCCTTTTTTTAAATCGTTAATGGGTTTAACGTTTTTAATTTTTTTAAAAAAATATTTTTTCCATTAACAATTTAAATTTTTCAAAAGTGATTTAAGGAAAATAAAAAATCTTAATTATAATAGATAAGATGATTCAACAATTAATTAATTACTACTTATTAGACTTTAGCGGCGTTCATGCGCAAAAAATAGCAAACTCAAATGATGTTTACTATAATGAAATGTTTGCAAATCCAAAAGAGGATGAAAATATTGCAGCTGAACACTTTACACGAATGGGAGTGGGCGATACAGAAGATTATGTAAAAGTAATTCATTATATATTAACTATTTATCAAGAAAATGAAAGAAAAACATACCGAAGCGAAGATTATGATTTTTTACGATATCAATTGAACAATGTAAATAAAGCATTAAAGAGCTTTATAGCAATAAAAAAAAACAAAAAACAAAAAAAATTAGCATTTTACAAACCTTTTATTACAGATATTGTAAGAGAATGCACCTATTGTTTTATTAATACTCCGCTGAAATTTATAAAAGTTAAACTTGCAAAAATACAAGATAACGAAGTTGCATGCAAAATAAGAGCACTTCTAATTAGATTGCATGAATTAAAAATTCGTTTTAATTCAGATTTTAAGCTTATAATACTTGCTGAAACATGGAATTTTAACGAATTTTTATTTAATGAATAATTCATATTTTTAATTTTTTTTTAATCCATTAACGACCCATTTTTAATTTTTTTAAAATGAATTAAAAAAATATTTTTCCATTAACGATTTAAATTTTTCAAAAACGATTTAAGAAAATTATTTTTCTAATGTATAATAAATAAGATGATTCAACAATTAATCAACTACTACTTATTAGACTTTATGGGAGAACGTGATAAAAACAAATACAACGTAAACAATTATTATTCGTGTCAAAATTCTATGGATATTCTTATTGAGAGCTTTTATGGAAAAGATTATACAGAAAAAGACACCTTTGATTTATTATTAAGTATGAATGGAAACTATTCAAAAGGAACTTATTTAAATTATGATATTGACATGTTAAAATATGGACTAAATAACATAAACAAAGCCTTAAAAACAACAACAAAAGAAATAAGGAAAAAGACTTTTAGTTCAAAATTGTCCGCATGCTTAGACAAAATAATAGAAGAATTATTTTTTTGTATTATTTTAACTCCACTAAAACTTAAAAAGGAAAAAAATGAAAAAATAATGAGTAATATATTTGGAATAATAGGACGAATAATATTAATAAAAGACAAAAATAACGACTTCGCAGCAATGGATAAAAATAAATTTAGTCTTCTCGCGGAGATGCAAATGAAGCGAGAAGGGGCAAAGCAGCCGCCTCGCGGCGGCTGCAGGTCTCTTCGTGGGAACAAATGGTGGAATTTAAACGAATTTTTATTTCATGAATAATTCTTATTTCTAATTTTTTTTAAAAAATATTTTTCCATTAACAATTTAAATTTTTCAAAAACGATTTAAGAAAATTATTTTTATCTTATTATAATATAATGACAGAACGAAGCAAAGCAAAAAAAATAATGGTTGAATTAATTAAACAAGCAAAGGATTTAGGCTTGTTTCAAGACAAAAAGGGCAAATTAAACACTAAGGTTTATAGTGGATTTGCAAATAATTTATCAGATGCAAATGAACGCCATTTCGCAACACGAAAATTACAAGAATATAACGACCTTTTACGGGGGTCTATTGCATTCAAATTACCCATTAACACAAGTAATCAAAGAAAATTGCAAGAAATGAACCAAATAATGCAAGTTGATGCTCATATTTTTTTAAACCTTGATGACCGTTTAAGAGAAGGTGCTATTTTTAGCGAAGAAAGACATAAATATCAACATGAAAATTGGCGAGCTGTTGTATTACCTGCAAAAATATTATCCAAATTTCCACTGGGAAAGATGATGATTGGAAGCAGTGAAAAAGAAATAAAGGAGCTTGAAGATTTGCATGGCGAATTGCCATTATCTCCCCTATTAGGCGAGTTTCTGGATGAGATTAAATTGTCATGCCAAAAAAATGGATATAACCAAGAATTGTTAAATTATATAAACAATATAAGAAGCGCATTAAGAGGAATAATGCTAATCAACAAAATTCCAAATACAAGAGCATTTATTGCAGCTATTCCAATAGAAAATGAACAATTAAATTTTGATGAAGAAAAAATTATTATAAACAGATATAAATATAATCAATTAGAAGAAACAGCCACAGAATTTAGCAAACTTTTTAAGGATAATGAATACAATTATAATAATGGTTTTGAATATAGAAAAAATTGTTGTTTATTTTCATTATTAATAAGTAATTATAAAATACCAATTGAAAAATACTATAAAAAATTTGGTGAAGTAAATTATAAGAGTTTATTTAATTTAGTGAAAGAGCCAGCAGATATATATGAAAAGGACTATGATGAAAATGGAAATGAATATTCAAGATTAATTAAAGCGCATGAAGAATACAGTGAAAAAGGTGATTTAAGTTGTAGTTTAAATGAGGTTATAAAATTCTTTGAAAAATTTAGATTGTCATTATATGTTTTTGATGGTTCAAGCAAACAAAGATTAATTTTTAAATATATCCATGAAAATCCACATAAAAAAATTAGTCCAAATCCATTATATTTAATAGTTCATGAAAAACATGTATGGCAAATCGATAATAATTTAGAATCATTATGGAAGAAAAAATTAAATGACGAAGTAATATATGAACCATCAAGCAAATACAGAATAATTAAGGATTTCACAGTAAGTTCAAATTTCGTAAATAGTAAAACAGAATTATTAGAAGCAATTAAACAAATTAAGCCAAATGAAAAGAATGAGATTTATTATAATGGTTCAATTAGAGATTTATTATTTGATTTTAAATTTCGCGATGGAATTAACGTGAGTAATGTTAAGTATAAGAATAATGAAATAGAGCAAATGACCTTAACAATTAACAATGAATTAAAATGCGTAATTAAAAAATATGTTTTAGAAGGGGAAAGAGGCTTAAATTTTCAAAATAAGGAAGAATATAATTGTTATAACGAATATTTTGAGAAAATATATAAGAAGATATTAAGAAAGGAATATTTAAGTGATTTTAATGAAAATACGAACCGTTTATTAAGAGAATATATGAAATGTCCGCACACAGGTTATTTAAATGATAGTTATAAAACAACTGAATGTGATACATTTGATAAAAATAAGGCTTATACATCTTTATTAATGAATTTAGATGAAATACCAGTTTTTAGCGTATTTGATGATTTTGAAGAATATAATGGAGAAGAAATTGAAGATAACAATTATTATTTTATTGAAATGAATGGACAATATGAAATGATTGAAAGAATTATAACAAAACAAAAATTTACATATATTCACGGATTTTTATTAAAAGAAATTAAAGAGACTTGCAAAATTTTAAACGTCATGAAACCATATAAATTATCAAAAATAGAAGGAATAAAAGAATTAATCAAAGAATTATATGAAGATTCACGCGTTCGAGTTCAATTAAAAAAGTTCTTGATAAATTCTATTATTGGTTTGACTGGAAAACGATATAATAAAAATATTGATACAGTTGTTTTAAAAAATCCTAATGAAGCTGCAACTTATTATGAAGATGGATATAATGGAACAATAATAACAAATAGTGAAAACAAAGAAGAAAATTTATATGTAATGAGAAAAGAAAAAATTAAAGAATTAAAAAGTTCATTTTATCCAATTCAATTATTAATTTACGATAAACAAAAATTAGAATTAATTAAAATGGCTAAATATTTACAATCTTTAGATTTTAAAATTCATTATATGCATGTTGATTGTTTATATATTACAGGTGATATTTCTAAAATTGACCAAAATATGTTATCTAACGAACAAAATTTTGAATCTATTGGAAAATACAAATTGAACAAATCTGAAATAAATGCTGAATTTGCAATTGAATTAGTAGAAAACAATAATTACAATACATATAATCCGCGTCCTCATATTCAACATACATTAGAAAATGAAAATTTAAATACTAAATTTGAAAATAGTGAAGAAACAAACAATATTTTAAATAATAATTGTTTAATTTTGGCTCAATACGCAGGTTCAGGAAAAAGCACTTTAACAATGAATTATAAGAAAGAAATTAATAAATTATATGTATGTCCAACTGGAAAAATGGTTAAAGATTATAGAAATAAAAATTCATCTTATGAAGCATGCACAATAAACGAATTTACAGGAACTCACGTAATTGAAGATTGTAAAATGAATACTTTTAATAGTGCTCCATATTCTATAATTATATTTGATGAAATATACCAATATAGACTTGATATGCTACAAAAAATATTTAGATATATGGAAGCTCATGAAGATAAAAAATATTTTGCGACAGGAGATTTAAAACAATTAGAACCGATATATGAACATTTTAATTATGTTAATCCAGAATACTGCGATAAAGCTATTAAGAAATTATTTAAACAGAGTATATTATTAAATGAAATTAGAAGATTAGAAAAGCAAGAAGACAAAGACAAATTAAAAGCATTTATGAAGGACTTATATGAGAATAAATTAAAAATTGTTAGTTGTATTGAGAAGCATTTTAACGATAAAATTTATGAATCAATTGAAGATATACCAGAAATAGAAAATAAAACAGGATTAACATATTATAATCTAATAAAGAACGAATTAAACAGATATATTTATAAGATGAAATATGGAGAAGATATTGATTATAAGATTGGAACTGAATTAATTTGTAATGACTTTTTGAAAGTAAGAAGAAATAAAGAGAATGTGCGGTTTATTCGTAATGATACATATGAAATAAAAGATATTAATGAAAAGACAGTTATTTTAAATGGCGTAGATATTGGAGACATTGAAATACAAAGAAGCGAATTAAAACATTTTGATTTCACTTACGCTATTACATGTGGTTCAATTCAAGGAATGACCATTGAACAGCCATATATAATATGTGATTGGGAAGATTCGATTATTTCGTGTAATTGGATAACGACAGCAATTACACGAAGTAATAATTTTAATAATCTATACTTTTTGAGAAATTCTAAAAATACTAATGGAGAGATTACTAACATACATAAAAAAATATATTCATATAGAAAACAAGACAGAGATGCAGGACGAGAATTTAATTATAAAGAATATATCAATTATAAATGGGTTTTGAATGCTCTTAAAAAGTGTTGTTATAAGTGTAGTAGATGTAATTGCGTTTTACAAACTCAATATCAAAAAGGCGATTTGCACCAATGGTCAATAAATAGAATTGATAATTCTAAAGCGCATATAATGGATAATTGCGAAATTAGTTGTCTTAGTTGTAATCATATGTATAAATAAATTAATTTAATTTTTTTTCTTTTCTATATTAATATGGGAATTAATCATTTTAAATGCTGTTTATGTGGTGAAATATATAGCGAACATTTTAGACGAGTTTGCTCTTGTGGGTGTGAGATTTGCATTGAATGTTTTGAACGATTTTTAAATAAATTTTGCAAAAACATTAATGATAATTATATAGACGATAAAGGGAATGTTATTTATGATAGAAAAATTGGAGAATCTGCAGAATGCCCATTATGTTCTAAAAATATAGAAAGAATGAAAATGAATGATGAACACATACTGGAATATCTTAAAAAATTTTATGAAGAAATTGAGGACATACAACAACTAGGAGAGATGGCAAAGAAATACTTTTACAAAGTTAGAAATAAATTAAAAGCGCCCAACGGAGTT